ACATTGACAATCAGTGACGGTAAAACTTTATCTGTTAGCAATTCGTTGACTCTGTCTGGCATAGACAGTAGCAGTGTTAATTTTGGCTCAGGTGGTACAGTGGTTTACGCAGCCAACAATCTCAGTGCATTTGCTAGTACCACCAGTTCGCAATTGGCCGGAGTTATCACCGACGAAACCGGTACTGGTAGCTTGGTGTTTGCTGATACTCCAACCCTGATTACACCAAACCTGGGTGTTGCAACTGGTACAAGTTTAAATACCACCGGAAATATTACAGTCGGTGGTATCCTAAAAATTGAACAAGCGAACGAAACATTTAATACACTATCATCATCATCAGGAGTAGTAATTCATGATTGTTCAACCGGACAGAGGTTTTTTCACATCAATATATCAGGTAATTTCACGGTTAATCTAATTAATTTAAATTTAGATTCTGGTAGAGTTAGTTCGGTGATTCTGATATTGAGTCAAGGAGCTACAGCACACACACTCTCTGCATTGCAAATTGACAACATCGCACAAACTGTTTATTGGCAATTTGGTTCAGCCCCTTCGGGTACAGTTAATAAATTTGATTTTATAACACTTACTATATTCAACAGCAGCGGTACTTATACCGTGTTAGGTCAACTTACTACTTTTGGATAAACATGCCAGTGGTAATGGTAAACGCCACGAATATAATAATTTAGTTATCACTAAGGTCGGGTTTTTGGTAACTCAATTCTTGTATATGCAGCAGTTTTAGCTTATAATGCTAAAGATGTTGGTTGCTATTCAAAACAGTGTTTTGCAATTACTTCCGGTTCGTAGAAGGCAAACTGCCAGTGGTTGGATCAGCTTTAATGCTCCGTGTTGTCATCATAGAGGGCACAAACCGGACAGTCGAGGTCGTGGCGGTATTATATACAATTCTGATGGATCAATTAGTTATCATTGTTTTAATTGTCAATTTAAAACCGGCTTTAAGCCTGGACAATACCTTGGATACAAGTTTCGTAGATTGTTAACTTGGTTAGGTGCCGACGAAAATACCATTAATCGACTGGTTTTAGAAGCAGTTAGATCACGCGAATATGCTGATGTAAGTGAGATCGAACCCGTTGCAATAGAATTCCGTGCTAGATCGTTACCGAACCCAGTTATGTTAATTGATACTGACACTACAGCATTAGAATATTGTCAACAGCGTCACATCGATCTTAATAAATATCCTGTACTAGTTACGAATCGTACAGAATATAATTTAAATCGTAGAGTAATCATACCTTTTACTTGGAATAACCAACTAATAGGGTACACAGCAAGGGCCTGGGATTCGGCTGTCAAACCCAAGTATCACAGCCAATATGAATCTAATTACATATTCAATTTTGATCGACAACCACGCGACGGTAAGTTTGTAATTGTATGTGAAGGGCCCTTTGATGCTATGAGTATCGATGGCATAGCAGTACTTAGCAATGACTGTTCGGAAATACAAGCAGATATAATTGACACTCTTAATAGAGAAGTTATATTGGTTCCAGATCGTGATCGTGCAGGGCAGCAATTGATTAAACGTGCTCTGGATTTTGGTTGGTCGGTTAGCTTTCCGGTCTGGGCCGAAACTTGTAAAGACATAAACCAAGCAGTAGTACGCTATGGTAAATTATTTGTATTAAAGAGTATTCTGTTGTCTCGTGAAACCAGCAGATTAAAAATTAAATTATTAAGGAAGCGTTGGTCAAACTAGAATGAGCAATTATACAGTAGATCTACAACAATTGTTTTTAGAGTTTATGCTCACAGACGCACAAAGTTTTGTACGGGTGCAGAATATTTATAATCCAGAAAATTTTGATCGTACACTGCGCGAAGCTGCCAAATTCATACAAGATCATGTAGCCAAACACACAGTGCTGCCCACAGTTGAACAGGTACGTGCTGTTAGCGGGGTTGATCTTAAACTAATACCAGAACTTGACCCCCAACATTTAGAATGGTTCATGAATGAATTTGAGGGCTTTACTAAAAAACAAGAACTAGAACGTGCCATTCTTAAGGCCGCGGATCTAATAGAAAAAGGCGAATTTGATCCAGTAGAAAAACTAGTTAAAGATGCTGTACAGATCAGTTTGACTAAAAACCTTGGCACCGATTATTGGGCTAATCCGGTAGAACGACTTAATAGATATTTTAGTTCAAGTGGTCAAGTCAGTACAGGTTGGCCACAGTTAGATAAGATCATGTATGGTGGTTTCAGTCGCGGTGAACTCAATATTTTTGCTGGTGGGTCGGGGTCGGGCAAGAGTTTGGTCATGATGAACATTGCCTTGAATTGGTTACAGCAGGGATTACATGGTGTTTATATTACACTAGAACTCAGTGAAGAATTAACAAGTCTGCGTACAGATGCCATGTTAAATGACATGAGTACCAAAGATATACGTAAAAACATCAACGACACTGCGCTAAAGATACGTATGGCCAGTAAACGTGCAGGTAATTATCGTGTCAAATACATGTCCGCACAAAGTACAGTAAACGATATACGTAGTTTTATCAAAGAGTATCAAGTTCAAACTAACAATCGTGTTGATTTTATAATGGTTGATTATTTAGATTTATTGATGCCAGTATCTGCAAAAGTGTCACCAAACGATTTGTTTGTTAAAGACAAGTATGTTTCGGAAGAATTACGCAATCTTAGCATAGAATTAGGTACACTCATGATCACTGCATCGCAGTTGAATCGTTCTGCGGTAGAGGAAGTTGAGTTTGATCATAGTCATATCTCGGGCGGCATTAGTAAAATTAATACAGCCGACAATGTGTTTGGTATCTTTACTAGTAGAGCCATGCGCGAACGTGGCAAGTATCAGATACAGTGCATGAAGTCTCGTAGCAGCACAGGCGTAGGACAAAAAATTGATTTAGACTATAACATGGAAACCATGCGAATTATAGATTCGGGCTCAGAAAATTTTGAATATGTAAGGCCTCAAATTGAAAAGATTTATGACCAAATTAAACCAAAAAGTACATTAAATGATACCGTAGATACAGAAATTAAAACCGCTAAAGTCTCAGTAACATCTAATAGTAATAAACTTAAACAAATGTTGGCAGGTTTAAAGAACACCAAAGAAGTTTAATTCACTGCTAAATAATAGACTGGAGAACATTGTGCAACGACGCACCAAAAGTATTTTAGCAGAATTAGACAGCATGAGGTTAAGCAGAGATAAAGCAAGCTTTGTTGAAACTCGAGCAGCTAATGTTATTCAAGGTGCTATACATTTATTACAGTTCATAAAAGAAAACTATGATTCAGAAACTGCCGGTGAACTCGAAAGAAGATTAATTAATAGCATACGCAAAGGCGACACAGCTAAATTTACTAGAGGCATTAGAAAAATTAAGGATGACTAATCTACTAAAAATCTATGAAGGCGGTGCAGCCATTCCCGACAGTGTACCAGTGGCCAAGGATGATGTTCAAGCAGTAGTAGCAAAAATTAAAAATTTATTACCATCAAAAATTACAAAAAACATGCAGATCAACATTGGCAGTGCAGGATTCAAAGTACAATCAGGTGATATTGATATCATGATAGAAGCACAGGATGTGGTAGATTTTTTTGCCACGCAGAACAGTCCCGATCCTGTTAAAGATGCTAAACAACTATTAAAAAAACATTTTGAAAAGCAGGGTTTTGTCAGTGTAGTATCGGGACGTAATGTTCACATTGGTGTTCCTTATCAAACAATCAGTGGTAAAAAAGCATTGGCACAGGCAGATATCATGGTTATTGATGATGCTGCCATAGTGGCACCTTGGCACCAACATGGACTGCGCGGCGCCTACGACGATCCTGAATTTAAAGGAAAATATGTGTTTATACTGCTGAATAGTTTGGCCAAACACATGAATTTAAAATTTGATTCTTTTGGTGCCAAATTAATAAACCGTGACACCAATGAAGTAGTTGGTCGTACTAGAAAACAAGTTGCTAAGATACTAATAGGTTCACATGCTAAAGAAAGCGATTTAGATAGTGTAAAAAGTATAATGGCAGCATTGGAGAGTGATCCTGATAGTGAAGGTAAATTGGCGCAAGCACGCCAAGATGTTGCTAAAGGTTTATTACGTTTGCCAGAAACAGCACTTCCGGGTACTGCTGCTTGGTTTAGGCAAATTACAAATCGTATTCCATGAAAACGTATATAGATTTTTTAGTAGAAGCTCAAGAAGGACCCAGAATACCGCATCCAGAAGATTCAGTGTTTCAAGGCAGTGCAGAAGCTGCAAAACAACTGCAAAGTTTACAAGGAATAGTAGCCGATCCCAAAAATATTAGCATTAAATGGGATGGTATGATTGCACTATATTTTGGACGTGACAATGCAGGACAGTTTTTTATTTCCGACAAGTACATGCCAGCCAATGGCGTATATCCAAAAAATCCCAATGAATGGATTCGGTACGATCAAAGCAGAGGTGCTAATCGTGCCGACCTTTATGCCAAGATTAGCGCAATATGGTCTGGTCTTAGTGCTGCTGTTGGGAATACCACTGGCACTTTCAAAGGCGATCTTATGTTTATAGGGCCTCTACAACCTGTAAATGGATATTTTGTTTTTAAACCTGTCACTGTAGAGTATCGTGTACCTATTCACAGCGATCTAGGAAAACTCATTGAAGGTCGGCGCGGTATGATAGTGGTACATCAGTACAATGATAGTCCGTGGAATGGTAAAGGATTGATTTCCAATGAGCAAATAACAGTTATACCAGCCAACATGGGTATTAATTTTAGTTTAAAATCCCCAATCAAATTAACCAATGCTGCCAACATGTTGCTGAATAGATATGGTAATAATCTGGATGTTTTCTTAAGCGGATTAAGTAAAACTGCAAAAGATGCCTTGTTAAAGTATTTGATGCATTTTAAAATTGGAAAAACCAAAGAGAAACTGTTAGACTGGCTGCGTCAAAATGTTAGTAACAAGCAATATCAGCTGCTGATAGGTGATAACAACGATGGATATCTGATTAAAAATAATCAGATGTTAGACATAACTTTTAAAATTTGGAATGCCATAGCATCGTTTAAAGAAAATTTAGCTCAACAACTCGAAGGGCAGGTACAAGGATTTGAACAATATGTGAACGGCAGCCCACAAGGAGAAGGATTCGTAGTACCCACTGCCGGGGGATTAGTTAAGTTGGTGCAGCGTAATGAATTCAGTGCGGCTCATTTCGCCGGCTTCAATGCCAAAAAATAATCAGTTTGATAAATAATTGCATACGCAAAAGCGTAACATTTTAAAGGAAGATTACAATGGCACAGTTTATGAGAATTAATGGTTACTTTGGTAACTTCACAGCAGATAGCTTTTTAAAAAGCACCAATGATCTAAAAATGTTTCGATTGACACTGCGTTCAACCAGCACTGGCACAAACACGGCGATTGATTTACGAACTCAAGACGGTAACGCTGCTCCTACATCTTCGACCACAAGAGCAGATGAGTTAGTTGAAATGGTATGTAAAGAACTCAATCCTTTGATGTACCAAACTGATAACGCAGCATTAGGCGTGATGTTTGTTTTAACGCACGGGCACAATGTCAACGAAGATCAAATCAAAACTCGTATTGTTGGTATAAAAGGAACTGCAGGAAATACGACCATTGGTAGCGATTCCCTTGTACAGCAAGTAACAGGATTAACCACAGTTACTGTCTAATTTTAAATTAGACACAAAAAGCTCGCTTCGGCGAGCTTTTTTTTGGATATAAATTTTATCTATAAATATTTTTATGAAAAGAATTAGTTTCTATACTCTAATTGATATTACTCCCACTGGGATAATATCGCGTAATAAGACTGATGAGTATCTCAGAAATCAACAGCGAAATTGGGAAACAATCCAGCAGATCTGTAATCTACGTACACATGCTGTAATTGTAGCCGATCCTGTTGAACCGCGCACGGTTAGTCTCGCATGTCACCAATTTGGGGAATCTTACTTAGGTAGTCACAAATGTTGGAAATGCATTTTTGATTTTAAAACAGCAGATCCACTGTTTACTATAAAATTATTAAATGATTTTAATCGAGTTCCTATAATTATAGGACTCGAAGAATCAGTCAAGATGTTAGATCCTTTGATTTATTCTTCTGGACATTTTAAAAACTTATACTTTAAAGAATTAGAATAATAGATGTAAATAAAGCTAGTTAACTCAATTGA